TATAAAAATGGAAAATTAGATCAAGAAGATTATTTGTATGAAATACTAGGCAATCCAAATCAATGGCAGACTTGGACAGATTTTGATCAGAATTACATTTTCGGAATTTTACTCGGAAACGCCTATCTGTACGAACAAAATGATGTAATGTATTTTCTTCAAGAACGAGACATACAATTGACGCAAAACCAAAGAAATTCATTTAAGACACTTAGTTTTTCCAAATACGGAACGCAAACTAAAAAAAATATACAAAAAGGTTCTTTCAAATATCGGACTGGAAATACACAAATAACGCTCGATTTATCAAATCTATATATAATTCAAGATACGAGTGGAGTAAATGGAGATTGGTTTGCCGGAGTAAGTAGACTTGATGCATTATACGGAATAGTAGTAAATTCAAATTTGGCAGTTAGTTCTGAAAATGTTAATCTGGAATTCTCACAAAAATTCTTAGTATCAGGGCAATATGACAGCAATGATGTCACTTCGCAGATGATGGGAAGTGACGAAAAAGATTCTCTTGACAGAAATGCCAGAAGCGGGAAAAATATGTTCGCCACAGGCTCGAAAGTAGATATTCATCATTTTGTAGGAGATCTATCAAAACTTAAATTAGATGATACATTTCTGTCAAAAGTTTATATGATAGCCAAAATGTACGGCGTTCCGAAAGATGTGGTTGAAATGTCACTATCTGGAGGTGCAACATTTGAAAATCAGGAAAAAGCAATCGGGCGTATGACTGATTACTGTCTTAAGCCATTAGGACAGAAACTTACTGATATACTTGAAAACATATTTGATTTGGAAGATTTGCGAAAAGAATTCTCTCATCTTTCTTTCAATAAGATATTTGAGCAGGAAAGGGAAGATTTGAGAACATCACAACTAACCAATCTTACTGCATCGGTTGCGTTAGGAATGAATCAGGCAATGATAAAGCAAAAACTTGATGAGATATGGAATGTAGAATGACACTCGAAGAAATTAATAAGAAATTAGAGCGAAAAGATTTGATGCCGGAATTTCGAAAAGCTTTAATTATAAAAAAGCATATTCTGTTGAATGATAAAGAAATTGAGAAATGATATTTTGCAGGGAACTTAATAAGAATTTTGATGATGAAACTTCTCTATTTGCTGAATTAAAAGCGAATAAAGAAGATATTCTATCTTTAAAAAAAGCACAAATACAGAAATCTTGCGAAAAAGGCACTGCAATTGTTTCAAAATCACTTGGATTATCAAAATTAGGTGAAGAAATAAAGAATTTTCCTATTGATGACAATTATCATTATATCGCCGTTAACGCTACAAAAATATTAGATTCTCATGGTGATTTACATGTTGATGGTATTTGGAAAAAAACAATAAAAGATCAGCAAGGTAAAAATTATCTTTTAACCGATCATAAAATGGAAATGGCTTCGGTTGTTGCTAAAAAAAATGATGTAGAGATGATGACGGCAGAAATTCCTTTTAATTTAATTGGGAAATCTTACGAAGGCAATACCGAAGCTTTGATTTATAAAATCGCAAAAGATAAAATAATCCATCCTGTTGCAAAGAATTGGCTCGAATCAGGAGATGATTTACAAGCGAGCGTTAGGATGCGATATATCCATATTAAAGTAGCTTTTAACAGCACAAGACCAGAAGATATAGAAGAATTTAAAACATATAATGAGTATGTGGAACAAATTGCTAATAAAGATGATTTTGAGTCTATTCTATATTTTTGGGTGGTCTCAGAAGCGGAAAACGTCAAAGAAAGCAGTCTTGTGTTATTCGGAAGCAATAGTTCCACAGGCCCCATATCCAACAATAAAGAGGAGCCGTTATCCAACACTCCAAAAAATAACGAGCCGTCAAATGACACTTCAAACCCCGAAGAAACGACTATACAAGCCGTTCAAAAGCGCAAGAAAAGTATAATCTAATAATTTGAAATTATGTTCATTTATAAAACATCAAAAGAACTCGAAGCTCTTACAACTGAAGAGCTGGATCAATATAAAGCAGATTTGAAAGCATATGAAGCTGAACTGCAAAAAACCGCTATTACAACAGAGGTCGAAACTCAAATGAAAACAGGAAAAGCAGATTTAGAGAAATTTCTTGGAGAAGAAATAGCAAATCAAATTGCTGAAATTAAAACTAATAAAGACATTCGTAGGACTATTCTTGATGAGGTGATCGAAAAGAAAGCCGAAATCATAAAAATGATTAAAGGAACTTCGTATAAGGAAATAGAAATAAAAGCAAATACAACACGAGCATCTATACTCAATTCAGCATCTCAAGATTTATTGACTACTATTGGACAATTAGGGGTAAAACGGAGATCCTTATATGATATTTTCGGTAAAGTAAATATGAATATTGGAAATGATGGAGGTAAAGTTGTATATCATGACTGGGATGAAGCTACAACTGTAAGAGCAGCCGCAATGGTTGCAGAAGGTACTCAATTTCCTGAATCAACTGCAAAGTTTGCAAAATATTCTATCGATTTAAAGAAAATAGGAGATACATTACCCGTTTCTGAAGAATTTGGAGAAGATGAAGCGAGTGCAGCAGCTGAATTGGAAATGTTTATTGATGTCAATATAAATTCTGTAATTGATAATCAATTAGTCAATGGGGATGGTGTAGGTTTAAATTTGACAGGGCTCATGAATTCGATTCCTGTATATGTACCAATTGCTTCTGGAATTGTCGATGCAAATATTAAAGATTTGGTTGGTAAAGTAAGGACAGCGATTGTTTTTAACAGAGGTTCTAAATATCAACCGGATATTGTTGCAATGAACGCTAATACTATTGATAGATTGAAAATGAAAAAAGACGGAAATAAAAATTATATTTTTCCAGATATAGAAAATATTGGTCCGTTAGAAATAATTGAAGACAATAATATTCTTGATAATCAATTAGCGGTAGGAGACAGTCGTTTTGCGCGTATCTATGAAAAAGGAGGTGTCGCTATTTCAAGAGTATATGTTGGAACTCAAGCAATTGAAGATATAGTTACTATTAAAGGAAGAAAACGTATGTTGTTTTTAATCAGAAATGTTGATAAAACAGGATTTATGAAAGTAACTGATATAACTGCTGCATTAACAACATTAGCAACTTAATATATTTTATCATGGATGAAGATGAAAAAATAGATTTAATAAAAGTTCGTTTTTTAGTAGATTATAGTAATAGAAAAGCTGGTGATATAGGAGAATTTAGTGTTGATAATGCTTATTTAATGGTTGTAAAACAAGGAATTGCAGAATATTCTGATCCAATAATAACACCGCAATCGAAACGATTAAAACAAACAAAATTAGATAATGAAAATCCTGAATCATAATTATGTATTTAATAGATAATTCTTATTTCATCGGAAAATATGAAATTCCTGATATTGATGAAAGTCAGTCAGGAGTTTCAGATGTTCTTAATCAATTCATTGATATTGAAGTGAGATTGTTTATGCAGGATTTATTGGGAATAGAATTGTTTAAAGAATTTGACAATTATATTAAGCCATATATATCATTGCCTATTGTTTTGCCTCGTCCTGAACATCCGGCTATTTTACCTGATCCAAATCAAAAATGGTCAGATTTGATAAACGGAAAAGAGTATAAAGATGCAAATGGAAATCCGAAGAAATGGAACGGTCTTGTCTATAAAATAGGTAATTATCCAAAATCTTTACTTACAAATTATATTTGGTGCGCTTATTTTATGCAGAAAAATAGAATTGATGGTAATGGAAATGCGAATGTAATTAGTAGTAAAAATGCTCTTTTAGGCAATGCAGCCAATCAATATTTTATGATTTGGAATGAATTCGTTTTGATGACAACTTCTTGGAGAGACACAGAATTTGTGAGCCTGAATCAATTTTTATTCGATAATCCAACAGATTATCCGACTACGAATTTTATTCATGTTGATTTTCAAAACAGATTTTTATGATAGTCGCGGGTTTTTTAGCCAAACTATTCAAAGATATGACTTTGACTTATGATGAATATAAGCCGAATTTTGTAGACAAAACACCTATTACCAAACCTGTACAATATCATTTTGGCGATTCTAAAGAGCTTGCAAAATGGATTAGAGGACGTAGCGGAAAGCAGAAATATCCGCTTATTTGGTGCGTCATCGAACCGAGAAATAATAGCGCGATAGATACTATTAAAAGCACTTATTGCCTGTATCTATTCACTTCGACAAACGCATCTTATTACAATAACACTAGATCACTTATCAATTATTCTAATATAATCGATCCTCTTACCGATAAAATATATAAACTTTTGGAGTCAAATCCAGTTATATCATTGGCATTCAAAGATTACGAAAGTATTTTCACTACCTTAGATATACCTAATTACGGACTGGATTTCGATGATAGTGATTTTACTAAAACAACTGCAAAAGGCGCAAAAAGTATCACTATTGATATAGTTGACGCGCGAAAAATAGAATTTCAAGGAAGATTTACAAAAACTAACATTAATTGTTTAACATAAAAATTTAAGGTCATGGCAATATTAATAAATCAAAAAGACTGCCTTGTTTCAAGAAAAAATTTAGGCCTTTCAGATTGTATCATACAAGAAGGCAGATTAACTGGATTTATCATTGTTCCTAAGAGTTGGAGTTTAGATTTAGTCACCGACGCATTTGATTTGGATTATGTCAATAATCAAATCCAGTTAGGTAATTTTGTTCCGGTATTGCAAGCTGTAGAGGCCGCAAATCAAACCCCTGAAGCTACTATAGAGGAATATCCCGGAGGAATTAAGACTGTCGTTCGAAATGGGCTTCCTGAATATATGTTTAAATTTGTCAAAGGAGGCTGGAAATGGGCCAGCGCATTATATACTTACAATTCCTTCCAAGCATTCGATGTGTTACTTGTATTCTCAACAGGCGCGATAGCAGGGGCGAGCAATGGAACCAATTTTACCGGTTTTGATCTTGGAATGCTGAATAATGGCACTTATATGTTTACGGACGGATCCGTGAATTCATTCGTGCAAGTTCATATACAATTAACCAATGAAGTGCAATTCAATCGCGATGTGGCACTTTTAGATTCTTCAGTATTAGGTTTCAATGCGAATTTCGATCTTTCTCCAATAACTGATATTTCAATTGTCGGGCGTGCCAATGTTACGGATGCAAAAGTATATTTCAAGGCTGTATTCGATATGAATAAATCCACACAATTACTGGGAATAGCTCAGAGCAATATCCAAAGCTATAAAGATGGAATTATCGATCCTATTACAGCTCTGTCATTTACTTATGATACTATTACCAAAGAATATTCATTTTCTCCAACGGCGACATTTACCACTACAGATAATTTCGTTGTCACACTGTATGATTCAGTAACCTCTACAAATGTGGCAATTATTGGAACGAAATTTTACAAAGGACAGTCTCCTACAATTGTGCCGATTGCTTAAAATAATAAATCATGCAGATATTTAATAAGATATTGAGCAAAGAAGATTCTGTGGAATTCTGTAAACAGAGCGATGAATTCAAAATCGATTGGATTTTGAAAAATACAAATATGCAGGATATGAATCAGATTATGCAATGGATAAATAATCCTCCTAAGTCTATCGATGGAAAATGTGGTTGCGGATGTGGAGATTCAAAAAAGCCGGATTCGGATTTTAAAATGACAAATATCAAAAAGAAAAAGTTTGGGAATTAAAAAAAACGTATATTGTGTATGTTATCTTCCACCATATTTTTTTGTTTTTTAGAATGAGAAAGCCACTGTAAAAAGTGGCTTTTTTTATTAAAACCATATTATTATGCCATTATACGATCATATTGATAATTGCCCAGCCAAAGTTTTCTTTGAAATACTTAAGGATAAAGATTATCAGAAATTGCGTCCAAAGCCTAAAGAAAAGAATTTGGACAGTGTTTTTCTAAGCATTTATGATGATTATTTCATCAAATCAGATAATCAGGAAGCAAAAGAATATCTAAGGCTTCAGAACGTACTTGTTGTGAATGAATATAAAATCGAGATTTTAAAACAAAGTCTGGCCTTTTATTTCTATAACAAAACAACCAAAGAAATGCGCCAGCAATTCATTGAAGCATTGAAAATAGGATATGGAATTGTAATAGATGAAAATGCCGAATTCATTGATGAAGTTGGACGGGTTTTAAATATAGAACTTGGAATTTTGAGAAATGAAGTTTCTTTGGCCGAAATAAGCTTAAAAGAAATTCAAGGAAGCCATAATACGAATGATTTTGGGTTTTATGATGCGATGATAGGTTTATCCAATGTTCTTACCGGAAATAGCCTGATTAAGGACGATATGACATTATCTACATATATCGCGCTTAAAAAAAGTGCGGAAAAACAGATAGAAAGCATGAAAAAAGCTAATAAAAAATGATTTCTGCGGCCGAATATCAAAGAAGGCTTAAAAGCGTAAACAAATTGTCTGTTTTGCAGGATTTGGCTTATGAAGTAATTATAAAAGAAGAATCAACTTTGAAAGATTTAAAAGAGCAGGATTTCTTAACCGGAGATATTTATGGCGATGATAGTTTGCATTCATACAGAAGCAAAAATTATGAGTTATTTAAAGCGTATCATAATCCATTGGCCGGTGGAGCAGTCGATTTGATATTGACTGGAAAATTTGTGAATGCGATGTTTTTAAAAAAACTACAACAAAATCGATATACTTTCGGAAACAATGATAGTAAAAGTGCGGAATTATCGGGAAAATACGGCAAAGAAATTTTTGGCCTCAATAAGATTGTCTTTGATAAGTTTCAAAGGGAGATATTGGCTCCAAGATATATCCGAATGATAAAAGAAACCGCTAAAATCGAGTGATATGATAGGGATTTACCGCATAATGAACCCTGCTGGTGCTTCATATATCGGTCAATCCGTGGATATAGAGCGGCGTTTTAAGGCATATCGGAAATTGCGTTGTAGGAAACAACCGAAAATATATCAATCATTGCGGAAATTCGGGGTTGCTAATCATAGATTTGAAATACTTGTGATTTGTTTTGAGTGGCAATTGGATGGTTTTGAAAGATATTTTCAGCAACTGTTCAATTGCACGGGAAAAAATGGATTGAATTGCAAAATCACAAAAGAAAATCCAATCAAAAATTATCAGAAGTTAATAAAAAGAATTTCTAATCATAAAAGAAAATAATCATGGCAGCGGGCGAATTTATCGAAATACTCAGTTCCAGTGCTTTAGCTGATTTGAATACGCTGAACCTAGCATTAACCGAAACGGTAAAATCCGTTAAGGATATTAATACTTTTATGGGGACTATAAAAACTCCAAGCGGAAGCACCTCTGCTATTACCGATCTGAATGAAAAAATATTAAAACAGGAAAAATTATATGCTTCGCTTCAAATCCAATTGGAGAAATATAACCAATCAGTTACCCAATCTAAAATCAAAGAGGAACAATTAGTTCAAACTAAAATCAGAACCGAAGCAGCTACCGAACGTCAAAATAAAGCATTAGATAGGGAACAGCAGAAATTAACGGCCGCGTCAAATCTCTATAATAAAGTTCAGCAAAAACTCAACACTTTACAGAATGAATACAAAGCACTTGCTATTCAAAAGGAACTTACTAATAAATTATCTGATGATGAGCAGAAAAGATATGATTTTCTTCAGGGTAAGATAACAAAATACGATACCACATTAAAAGCAGTTGATGCCACTATGGGAAAACATCAACGTAATGTAGGGAATTACGCTAGCGGTTTTAATGTATTAGGAAATTCTATAAATCAATTAACTCGTGAAGCTCCGGCATTCGCAAATTCCATGCAGACTGGATTTATGGCTATTTCTAATAATATCCCGATATTCGTCGATGCGATGAATCAGGCTGCCGCGTCTACTAAACAATTGCAAGCAGAAGGCAAGCCTACTCAGTCTATACTTCAACAAATAGCTTCATCATTATTTTCTTGGCAAACCCTATTGTCGGTTGGTGTTACGCTTCTTACTATTTATGGAGATGAAATTGTTAATTGGGCTATGGATGTTACAGCGGCCGATAAAGCGGCGGAAAAATTCAAAGAGACCATGGGAGAGGTAAATTCTCAATATACCAATCAAATGGTTACTTTGGAAACGCTTCGAGATATTGTTTTAGACACTTCTAAATCAGAAAAGGAAAGAGTAGTGGCTTTAAAAGCATTAGGAGAAATAATACCATCATTGGATAAGGCCGATTTAAACCATGCAGGAACGCTTCAAAAAGTAATTGATTTGACTGATTTATATATTGAGGCTTCCTTAAAAAGAGCGGAGGCCGACATTTTGGTAAAGGAAATAGCCGAAGCGGAAAGAGAGAATTCTAAAGAAAATAATAAATCATTAGAGGAAAAGACTAAGTGGTATGAAAAATTATTATTGAAAATAGCAAAAATGAATGATGCTATAACTGGCAATGGAACACAAGAAAAGGATCAAAGCAAAGCCAACTTAGATCGAATAAAAGAAGAAGCCGATGCTAGAGACGCTAATATCAAGAAATTAAAAAAAGAATTAAAAGATAAACTTATTTCAGCAGAGGAATATGAGCAAAAAATAAAAGCATTAGAAGATAAAGCGGCTAAGGATAAAAAAGATAGAGAGATTAAAGAAAAAAGAGCAGATTTAGAAACTATTAATAATTTAAAAGCACAAGAGCAAAACGCTACTGGATTATTGCAAAAACTGGAAGCTCATAAAAAAGCTTTGGAGGAAGCTCAGGAAGCATTATCAAACAATAATGAGGAATGGGAAGAATGGGCGGTTAGAATTGGCGCGGTTCAAATAGCAATCGATCAATTGACTGGAAAGCAAACAATTTTAGATAAAGATTTAGAAAAATCAAATAAAAAACATCTCACAGAAATACAGAAAAGAATGGCAGGTGAACAAGCCTACTATGAAATGATAAAACAAATGCAAGCCGGTACCGATGCTTCATTAAAAAAGATAGGATCGGATTTTTTATCAGAGCAAGGTTTTGGAAGCTTAAATCAATTTTTCGATAACACTTTTGCTCAATTAATGGAAGGAGCGGATACAACGGCTGAAAAATTTGCAGTTTCTTTTAAAGCAATCGGAGATGTAGCCCAAGAAACATTCACTTTTATCAATAAAAATTCCCAAGCTAATTTCGACGCGGAATATGCCAGACTTGAAAAGCAAAAAGATATATCTCTAAAATTCGCCGGAGACAGTGCTGAGGCTAAAGCCAAAATTGAAGCAGAATATGAAGCCAGAAGAAAAGAAATACAAGCGAGAGAGGCAAAAGCTAAACAACAACAAGCAATATTTAATGTAGTAATAGATACAGCTCAAGCTGTCATTGCATCGGTAGCCGAAAGTCCTCTAACATTTGGTTTGCCGTTTGCCGCTGTTGCCGCTGCTATTGGAGCCGCACAGATAGCGATTATTTTAGCTCAAAAACCACCAGAATTTTGGCAAGGAACCGATAATGCACCGCAAGGATGGGCTAAAACAGATGAACGAGGTGCAGAGTTACATACAGATAACAAAGGGAATATAAAGGATTTTGGTTCAGATAAAGGATCAAGATTCAAATATCTTGAAAAAGGCGATAAAATCTTTAACGCTTATGAAACTAAAAAAATATTGTCCCAAAATGATTTTGATACCCAATTAAGCAATATTCTTATAGGTAGAGGCATCGACATTCCTGTTATTATAAATAATGGCTTAAAAGCCTCTGAAATGGATGAATTATTAGGAAAATATTTGGCCAATCAAACTAAATCAGTAATTACTTTTGATAGAAATGGCTTTGGAGCTTATTTATCTAAAAATGGAAATATTACCAGAACGGCAGAAAATCGTGGTTCCGGAAAAGGAATATCAGTATAGTACCGTAAAAAGCATGAAACAGTACCGTAAAAAGTACTGAATACCGTTGCAGTACCAAAATAAATTTCGTATGGCTGGAGAAAAATTTTATCTTAATTTTTTATCTGATGGATTTGGCAAAGTTCAAATAGACGAACCTATCGGGTTCAATATCCTATCATTTAATTTCCAGCAAAAAGAGGATGGATTTGCCCGTGATATTAC